AGGAAAACAGGTGGGCAGTGAGCAAATAAAGAGCATATTCCCGCCTATCATCTGCCAGCCAACCGTAATTAGTCAGTGGCAGATACATAGAAGCCGCGTTAAACGTATCGGTAATTTGTTGGTCAGTTTTTGTCGCATATGCGGGTATGTCTGCCCTAAATTTCACCAAGTCTAACGCGATATCAGCCATTATTTACGTCTCTTCCCGGTTTCAGGCACGTATTCCTCAAGCGGCACGGCGATTTCGCCAGTCTCGTACAGCTCGTCAACATCGGCTGTAGTCATAGGTGCGGCTTCGTCGCGTTGTTGCATGTTGGCCATTGGCACTTCTTTATCTTGCTTGCCATCGTAAACAGTGATAAAGCCATTTTTGACGTGCAAGTTAAAGACAGCGTTTTGCTTCAATTGCTCAACCTGTTCGGCTGTTACTTCGGTTTCAGCGCCCTGTAACAAGATGCCATTTAGGTTAGTCAAGCCATTGCCGCCGTTAATATCAATAGCAAAGACGGGCTTTACTGACCCGTCCCCATTATGCGCATGATTAACGTACGTTTGTCCTGTTGTTAACGTGCTAATAATACGTGGCATTGATTACATTCCTGATGAGCGAACGATTAAAATCGGTCTTTTCACAAATACACCAGCTTGCGCAGACGCATAGTTTTCTTGTGTGCCGCCTGATTTAGTAGGCAATGCAGACAATTGGAACATGCGGCTTTGAATCAAGTTAATCATGGTATTGCCATCGTCGGTAGAATCGTCTATATCGACGGTTCTTTCTTTATAGAGATACCAAACATCAGCGCCGCCATTAGCGCCAACTAACTCAGGGATAACAACAATGCGTATATTGGGATATTGTTTGTACAGCCAATCTTCTAAGGTCATCGCAACCGGAGCGCCGCCAATCACCAATGGATTGCTTAACGCCGTGCTAACCGCTGGCGTAATTGCCCAGGTAAAAGAGTCGGTACGTGGGTTAAACGCTGTCTTTGTTTGGGTAAACAAACGATTAACATCATACTGAATGTCTAAGCGCTGAAGCTCAGTGGTTTTGTTAGACCACAATGGGCTTGAGCCTGTGCCAGTTGCCGCAACAGTGGCATAGTTCGGCAAGTTGGGGTCGTTCAGATAACCAAAGCAGCGAGAGCCAGCCCAGCCGTAAGTGGCTACAAAGTTTTCAGTGATAGCAAAAGCACGGGCTAAAGCGGCGCGTTTTTCGTCAATGTCGCTTGCACCTAACTTTGCCATACGATCTGACTCTAAACGATCCGATTGGATACCGCCTTGGAATCTAACGATCTGTCTGGTCAAAAACTCCATGTTGTAACCGGAGCGGGAAACGTCTGCCAGGTCGCCGTAATTAGTGTTAAACGCAAACAATTCGGTAAATTTTGCAACGATAGTTTCATCAGCAAAACTACCCGCTTGCACGAAGCCTAACAACTCTTCTGCGCGGCGTGGCGCGGTAAAAATGCGCACATTACCAGGTAGCCAATTTTGCAGAAACTGATTAGCTACGGGGGTATTGAATGTTGAAATGGCGCTAACAGGTGTTGCGTCCATTGTGGCCATTGAGCCGAAGCCAGCAGAGGCCAAGGATTTAGCGTCAAAAGTACCAACGTTTTCTGACAATTTCTTATAGTACGCGCTCAGGTTTCGTGGGCTAACACCAAATGACTGACGGGTAACTAAACTTGAATTAGTATGATTCATTTTAGATTCCTGTGAACTTGGCTACTGCGATTCCAGCGCCTGGGAGTGAATAACCGTAGATGTGTGCGCCTGCTACTTTAGTATTGCCAGCACCAGCACTTGCACCAGGGGAGACGGTTGCAAAGCGGCCAGTAGATTGGCTGAAAATAACATCATCGCCAATCGCACACGCAGCGGCCACGTCAATAAAGAAGCATCCGGTGTTTGCCAATTCGCCAAATGAATCATCAGCAAGCTTGTAGCTAGTCCCTAACGGATTACCTGTTACGCCTGAACTTGAGGCTGTATCGGGTTGGATTAAGATACCCGCAAATACGCCAGTACCGCCAACCTGAGCTGATTTAGGCGCAACGCCTGAGCCTTGAGTGGTACTGTAGCTAGTTTCAGTGTAGGCGTAACCATATACGTTTGTATCTGATCCGGTATGAATAAAGCGGACTTGGGCGCTAACGGGTGGCATGTCAAACGCTTGTGCGCCTGGCTTGCCTAGAGCCATTTGATAATTTACTGTACCTTGTGGGATTGCCATATTAGTTAAACTCCCCTGGGTTTAATTGTGTTTCTGGTGCTTTGGCATCGGTTACAGCAATAGCGGCCTTGCCGCCTAATTGCATTGCCTTCGCGTAAGTTTTAACAGCGGTTACTGGGTCGCCTTCCAAGCCAAGTTTATTGGCTGTGTATTTAGCGACATCAGCAGCCATCATGGATGAATGATCGAATGTACCAACCAAAGGAAACGACAATTCTACTAGCTCGTTTTTGGATTTTAGGTCGGCCATCAGCTTAGCGTTAGAATCCATAACAGCACGTTTGACTAAGGCTTCTACTGCTTTAGCGTCCATAACTTCCTTTTTGTCTTCGTCCGAATCTTCGTCTTCGGTGGCTTTCTTGTCATCGTCCGAGCTTTCATCTTCAGTCGCTTTTTTGTCCTTGTCGGCTTCAGAGTATTCGTCCTCAGTTGCCTTTTTTTCGTCTTCTTTGTCTTTTTCGCTATCCTCATCCATAGCAGCCAAACGCTTGGTTAGTGCGTCCATTGTGGCTTGGAGAGGCGCTAAAGCATCGGTTACGATCTTCGTAACTTCGTCGGTAGTTGCCATTGGAGTTTCCTTTGTCGGGTTGGGGGTGTTTGTATCTTCTAAAATTGTGAGATGGTCAAATGTGGCCATCAATGGGGATTTGTCTAGCACTGCGACTGATTCGCCACAGCGCCCATCCTGTACTAAAGCAACGTGATTGCCTGTAATGTACCGCTGGACAAAATCATAAGCTTGGCCTTGCCATGTGCCTGGGGATTCGTCATAGCGTGCGTAATAGCCTAGCGATAAATCTTTTTTGCCTTTGTCTACCAGGCTTTTAATTTTGTTGGTGTAAAGGCGCAAATTGCCGAATAAAGTGCCATCGCGATAATAAACGTTGTCGCCTATTACGCCATCAATGCCCTTTTCTTCGGGGGCTGTGTTGCCATCACCTATCATCGTGTGATCGTTAACTAATGGCATACCTTTAAAACTTTGAACGGTTTCTAGTCTAGATAGCTCGTCTTCTGGGCGCAACACTTTGTACATACGGCCAGGATCAGGAGCGCCAATTTCAGCGCCTAAGTAATCGTAAATGCCGACTTTAGAAAGTGGATTATCAGGGATTTCGATAAAACCGTTGCTATCGATAATGCGCTTAGTCATGTGCGTGGGGTGGCGTTGTCAAAATGACAACAATAATCACTATATACAGTAACAATTATCATATGTCAAGCTAAATCTTCTGAAAAGTCAAAAACAGGTGAAATCGTGCACCTGCAATTAGGTACGACACCGCCAAACCCGTATATTTTTACCCCATACATGGTACCTATATAGGGCGGCTTATCAATATCAAATATTTTACGATCTAAATCCTGGTGCAACTTGCGCGGGGCATTGCTGCCGTGCGAGTGCTGCCACTTAACCTTTTTAATGCCCACCTTTTGCATCCTTTCAAGGTTGACACTGGTAAATGCCTTGCGGGTTTGATCTAGCGCCCTTAGCCTTCCGTAATTCTTTGTGCCATTGCTGAATGATTCAAAGAATGGAATAAGGTCGGCTAAGCCGTTCCCGTTGGTTATCGATTCCATAACAGCGGCTTCAACCCTGGAAAAGTACTGCTCGTGGATTGTTTTGAATAGACTTACATTGCCTTCAGTCATGGCCTTGAATTGCTCGGCCATTTGGCCTGTTAAAAAGTCGCTGCTGATAGTAAGCGGGTGATTAGTGATTGATTTTAAGCTATTGCCAATGGCTAGCTTAGATGCCTGGTCGATGCGGTTTGCCCACTCACTTGAACGTTTGGCCGCCGCTTCTTGAATGATTTTAGAATAGCGTTCTGATACTTTGCCAAGTATTGAGTTAACTCTGAATGAAAAGCTTGAGTCGGTTGTGGACAAGCCTAGCCTGTCGGCCTGGTTGGTGCTGAATAGGCGCTTAACTTCCTGCTCAGCCTCAGCCATCATTGCCACAAAAAGCGGTTCTAAATCTTCCCAAAGGCGCAAGCCCGACGCCTCTGGGTAAAGTAGCTTTTTGCCTTGAATTTGGTTTTTTTGTCTACGCTTGTAGGGTTTATTTTCCAACTCTATCCCTTATTGCTTTAGCTCCAATACACAACGCCTCAAACTTAACGGGATTAGCCAAAAAAGTGTTATTTAAGGTTTGTGTGCTCATGTTAAGCAGCTCGGCCATTTCTTTTAAGGACTTGAAGCCGAGCTGCTTGGCTTTTTGGGCTGCGGTCATACATCCATCTTCAATAGCTTAATCATGCGTTGTAACCCTGCAACATCTCCAGAAAAACTGCCGTCTTTGTAAACAACTCCTGGAGCGTGTTTTATTGTTCCCTTGATGTATGCATCTTTAAACTTTTCTTTATCGCCGCCGTAGTTTTCAGATATTTTCTTTTCTCTTTTTGCTATAACTTTAGATAAAAGATCGCTAATTTCGTTATTTGCCGTTATTGCAGATTGTGCGTTAGCTGCGTCTTTTTCTTTTGTTTTTTCTTGCTCAAATGTAGAGTATTCCGACTCAAGCAGCTCTTGCAAATCGTTCTTTTGCTCAGTATTAAATCCTTTTTCTTTTGCAACAGCTTTTACCAAATCTATTGCTGCCCATCTATCACTAATCCTGGCTTCTGAGTATTTATTGATAAAATCTTGAAGTTCTTTTTGACTAAATTCTGCTTTTAATGACGTGTTGCTTGGAAGTTTGCTAAATATTCCCATTTCATTCCCCTGTGTAGTTTCTGTTAAATTCGGGGCTATTGTTGCATGATTTTCTGTATTTGTCAAATTATTTGATGTTTTTGGCTCATCGGGTAGGTTTTTAGCTATCTTGCTAGACTCCCTAAGATACTCTTTAGCCTCACCACCAAACTTTTCAGCGCCTTGTTTTGCTAGCTTTTCTGTCTTTTGTACGTGGCTTTCCACATCTTTAGACTTTGAGCTATGCTCTAACTTTTTTCCGTTTAACTTGCCGCCAGCACCCGCTATAATGGTGCCGTTGCCATCAATCATAACGTGACTGCCGGACTCTAAAGTAGTCCAGTGTACGGCGTCCATTGTTGGCTGGCTAAAGTCACCTCCTGAACCGTCATCATATCCAGCAGTATCCAGCACCTTATCACTAATATCATGATATCCGCTATCCTTATCGGCTCTCAATTTTTCGTTAATATCTTCGGGTAAAACTGAGCCGTTAGTGATGTAAATATCATCGGTTTGGGCTTTAGTGAGATTCACGCCAGCCTTCTCAACCGCGCTCAAACTTTCCACAGGTTTCCACGCTATTTCAAAATCAAACGGGGCGATTCCCAGCGAACGCATAGCGCACTCGTAGTGCCTTTCCAACAAAGGCGTTAAGCACTCTTCTTGAAAAGTTTCTAACATGCCATGATAAACCTTTAATTCACTATCGCCCGTGCTGCCAAACCCTTCTAAAGGTGTTTGCATTAAGATGTTAGTTGGCATCCTGGCCACAGCTGCAACCATTTGATATTTTTGGGCAATGACGTTAGTTACTTCGGCTAACGCGGTTTCGAATTGCTGTATTTCTTCCTCAGCGCCAATTAGCTGCCATCCGCCATTATCACGCCAGTAATTAAAAAACTCCATTTTTTCTTCAAAGGCCACCTGATCCATCATGGCCGCTTCCACATCGCCTTTCATTACATTGAGGCGCTTAGTCATTAGCAGCATGTTGGCTTCATTGCCTGCCATTTCAGCGCTGTAAACTTTTTCAAATATTTGCTGCACCAAGCTGATGCCACCGTACAAATAAGCAGGCCTTAATAACGCTGGTACGTCACAATGGCGGTAAACAATGCAATGAGATTTATGGTATTTCTTGCCCTGAATCATCCAATATTCTGGCTCGTAAAAGTCCAAATCAGCAGGATCAAAGCCGTTAGCGCCTAATTGTGGCGTACAGTAATACGGGTCAACCAGAGCAATGCCTTTGTAGTTACCCTTGGTAACGCCATCGATATTAAAAGGCTGTTCGTAGTGCTTATCGTTGTCTGTTTCTATTTTGGTTATTGCTATCCGATAGCCAAAGATTCTTGCAAACTTACCAAAGTTTAAAAGCTTAGCGTTCAGGCTTAGTTGCTTATCGAAAGCCTTAATCTTTTTTAACGTCCCATCGTCTAGCGTATCGCTTGCGCTAATATCGTAACCTGCGCGTAATGCGTCTTTTACGGGAATCTCGCAAGCTGAGTTAATCAGCCATTGTTGAGCAAGCACCATACATGCTTGAAATCCAATAAACGATTGATTCCCGTACCATTTAAGCATATTATCAGGTATCCCTGATCCATACCCTAGTCCATTTAACGCGCCATAAGCACTGTCCCCCGTGGCTATCTTGCCGCCTTCGGGTATCGGCTGGCTTTTAAAGTTGGCCGTGTTTACTGCTTTTATTATGTCATCTCGGCTAACTTTGGATAGCCTGGTGTATTCTGGCGCTATTGTGGCAATTGATGTTGCGGTGTCTTTTTTAAACCAGCTCATTAAAATTTCCTTAAAAACTTCCGGCTTTTTGCATATTAAGGGTAGCCATAAT